TTACTGCTTACACTGTAAGAACGCCGCAAACTCCGCTCCCCAGAAGCTCATCCGTATTTCACACAGCGAACCGTGCAGCATCCAGATGATGAGGATTACCGTCACGCAGAACGTGATGGCCGTAAGCGATTTTTGCGACATAGCGCTTGCTCCTTTGTTGGAGAGGCGCTAACCTATCACTTGCTAGGTTGACGGGTTAGGGCCTCGGTTAAACAGAAATGTTTTCCGGGGCCTTTCCACATCCGGCCTTCGGGTATTCCCTCCGACCATCAGCCGAAAGGCACCCGCACGTAATCTATCGCTTTTTTGTTACTCCGGCAATTCTGCCTGTTAATTCTGAGGTAAAGGCAAACTCATCTGATTGTTTCCCCTGTGTGAAGCTGGCAGCTCATGCCACGGGATACCTTCTGATGAGTGAACGCCGGAGGCGTGTTTCGATGTGAATTTATGGAAAGCTTCCAGTGTTGAGAAGCATACGCCGCATTCCAGGTTGTTACACTGGTAATACTTTTGCCGCACGGTGTTTGAATCATTTTCCGGACGACTGGTGCGGATACGGGCAGATGCGCCACAAAGCGGACAACGGAACATAGCGACCTCCTTTAACGTGGTGCTGCCGCTATTCTAAGTTGCTCACTCTGTTTCCGCTATCCATTCCGGGATTTTTGCCTCAAGCTCAAGCTGCGTGGTAAAGCCGCTGTTATCAATGGTGTGCTCGGCTTTCGCAATAATCCAGTCCTGATTATCAATCTCGCTTTTAAAGCCTGTTACCGTGCCATGCATTTCGGGGTAGAGTTCTGCTCGTCCACGTGCCAGCGTGATGGAGAATGATGCGGCTCCGCGTTGTAGTTGTTGCCACTTTGCCGCCGCTGCGCGTCTTGCTGCCTGCTCGTTCTGATAAGTCTTGCGTAACACAAACACATTGCCTTCCGCGCCTTCCATATAATCACCTTCACGGCTGCTGCTTTTCTCTTTTTTCGGTTTTGGCGGTTTACGGCGTTTCACGCTGACTTTTTTCTTTTTCCCGTAATTAAGATCAAGCCAGTAAGCGCGTACCCCCGTATACGCCTCGCGGTCAGCAATGCGGAACTGATGGCGATCGCCGCTGCTGCGTGTGATGGCGAACGATGGCAACGGCTGGCCCTGTGCGTTCACGCCACCACCGGGCATAATGAATAACAGATTACCGCTTTTTACCGTGGTGATTGCGCCCAGCATTTCCGCCATGCGCGTAAGAAAGGACATGTCGCTTTCTTCGGTCTGGTCGGCGTGGTCGATTTCGATATCCATCAGCATTTCGCTGATTTGCGGTTTCAGACCATACCGATGAGCGATGGCGGATACCACACGCTCAACGGTCACATCATGCCAGGACACCTCACGTTTAACGTTAAATTCATCCCGAAAATCTGCGCTTCTGGCTGAAACAGTCAGCCTGTCCGGCGGTCCTTCGTGAGCGATTTCATCAACAATGTAAGTGCCTTTTTCTGTCAGCGGTTCTCCTTTCCAGCCAATGAGAACCGTCAGGCGCGCGCCCCGTGGCGGTAGCTGCAACTGACCATCCGCATCATCCAGCGTGATGGTGAGCTGGTCCGCGTCAAATCCCCGGTTGTCGGTCAGTGACAGGCTCATCAGGCGCTCTGCCACGCCTGACAGCGTTTTACCCTCCGCGAGAATATCAAAATCCGGCATTTTTACGGGGTCTGTGCCCTGACTGAGCAATTGCATGGTGGTGTCGGTCATCTGCTCCCTCCCTGTGCGGCATGGTCGCATGTGCGTGCGGAGGGGGTTACTGCTTTTTGTTGTCGCCGTGGCGGGAGAACGGCGCAGGGGTGAGATTACGCGCGTGGTGGGTGATGATTGTTGCCGAATCATTTAACGGATACAAGGGGCTGAAGCTATGAGTGAAACTCGTTTTCATGGTGCCCGTGTTACGGAAAGTACCGACCTGGTAACAGCGATTAACGATGTTGATTCCAGCGTTATCGGTATCGTGGCAACGGCGGATGATGCGGACGCGAAGCTGTTCCCGCTGAACAAGCCCACACTGCTGACCCGCGTCAATGACGTGCTGGGAAAATGCGGGACAACGGGGACGCTTTATCGTGCGCTTAAGGCCATCGCAGACCAGGTGAGCACAAAGGTGATCGTCGTTCGCGTGGCTGAACACAAAGAAGAAGACGGAAAGACGCAGGATCAACTGGTTATCGGTGGTTCTGAATCTGACGGCAGCTATACGGGGATGTATGCGCTGCTTGTTGCAGAGCAGGATGAAAGCATCGGATACCGTCCGCGTATTCTGGCCGCGCCGGAGCTGGACACGGAGGCGGTAACAAAATCCCTGTGCGTGATTGCGGGTAAACTGCGCGCGTTTGTGTATGCCTCATGTCACGGCTGTAACACGATGGCTGAGGCGATTACCTACCGCCAGAAATTCAACGAACGTGAGGTGATGCTCTTATGGCCGGACTTCATCGCCTACAACCCGAAAAGTGGCAAAAACGAAACGTTCCCCGCGCCTGCCTATGCGTGCGGCCTTCGTGCGTACATTGACCATGAGCAGGGATGGCACAAATCACTGTCCAACGTTCCGGTTAAAAATGTGCTGGGGATGTCGAGGCATGTGTTCTGGTCGTTGCAGGCCGAAGACAGCGATGCCAACAGCCTCAACAACAAAGAAATCACGACCATTATTCGTCGCAACGGGTTCCGCTTCTGGGGCAACCGCACACCGGAAACGAACGCCTACATCTTTGAGGTGTATACCCGAACCGCACAGGTGCTGGCTGATTCAATTGCGGAAGCGCAGTTTGAAACCATCGACAGTCCACTGACGCCTGCGAACGTGAAGGATGTTATCAGTGCCATCAGGGCAAAACTGGATTCGCTGGTTACTGCCGGGAAACTGATTGGTGCGGAGTGCTGGTATGACGTGGTGGATAACGGCACCACGAATTTACGTCAGGGACGTGTGCGTATTCGCTACAAATATACGCCCGTTCCGCCACTGGAAGACATGGAGCTTTACCAGACGTTTACTGATGAATTCTTTGGTCCCGCATTTGCGGTGCTGGGAGGTGCCTGATGGCTGTACCAAAACATCTTCGCTTTTTTACGTTGTTTGTGGATGGTGAAAACGAAGTGGGTAAAGTGACATCCGTCACGCCGCCCAAACTGACGCGCAAAACCGACAGCTATCGTGGTGGTGGCATGATGGGGGCGGTAAGTATTGATCTCGGTCTGGACGACTCCGCGCTTGATGCGAGTTTTGTTATGGGGGGAGCTGTTCGTGCGCTGTTCCTTAAATATGGCGGCACGATTGACGGCACGCTGCTGCGTTTTGCGGGTGAATACTACACCGATGCAGAAAGCGATCTGTATGAAATCGAGATGCGCGGACGTGTGACGGAAATTGATATGGGGGAAGCCAAACAGGGCGAAGCCACATCACACACTTACGCCATTAAAAACACCTACTACAAGCTGAGTGTTAACGATCGCCCGTTGTGGGAGATTGACCTGCTGAACTTCATTTACCGGAAGGACGGCAAGGACATTGTGCCTGACCGTATCCGTTCCGCGCTTGGGCTTGGCTGATAAGTAATATGCAGGCGGCGCAGTGCGTCGCCTCTGACTGAAAGGAGTTTCCTGATGAAAGAGACGAAAAACATCGATACCGAAAACACGGTAGTTACTGACACTGTGAAAGAAACCAGTGAGCGTGGCGTAAAACTTACCCAACCAATTGAGCGAGGCGGCGAAAAAATCACGTATGTGGAGATCACCGGAGCTATTGAGCAGGCTGGATCTCTGCGAGATTTGTCGTTGTCTGATGTGCTGAATCTGAAAGCGGAATCCATGTTTACGCTGCTGTCACGCGTGACATCACCGCGACTGGATGAAGTGACGATCAAAAAAATGGCATCCCGTGACTTTATTCAGTTATGTGTGGTTGCCGTAAATTTTTTGAGCGGTGCGGACTCTGGCGGGAAGAACGAACAGGCGACGGAAGCCTGATCACGGTTGTGTGCTTTGAGCACATAGAAGACTTTGTGGCAGATATTGCCGTTATTTTTAACTGGTCGCCCGCTGAAATCTTCATGATGACGCCCGGCGAAGTGGTTAGCTGGCGTGAGCGGGCGGCACTTCGCAGCGGGAATGCAGACAATGAAGACTCTTGATATCCGGGTCGCTTTCAGCGCCGTTGACAGGCTGACCCGGCCTGCCGAAAACGCCCGCCGCCTGATGGGGCAGTTTGGTGACTCCATCCAGCGAACGCAGGGGGCGATCAAAAATCTCGAGCGTCAGGCGCGTTCATTTGAGCGCGCCCGTGACGCTGTCAGTAAAGCGGATGCTGGCATCGTGAAAGCACGACGCCAGCTTAACGCCCTTAATCAGTTACAACGCACGGGTACAGTGCTCAGCGAAAAACAACAAAAGCTGATGCAGCAGTTAAGCACCCGGCTTGAACGCCTGAATGAATCGCGCACACGGGAAATTCAGAAAATGCGGGAGCTTGGCGGAGAGCTGAAACGCCACGGCATTTCCCTGACAGGCAGCGATAACACCATCCAGCAGGCCATCAGACGCACCGAACAGTACAACAATCAGCTTGAACGCGAACAGCAGGCGCTTGCGCGTGTAACGCGTGCGCGTGAGCGGTATTCGCGCGCGCAGGAAACAGCAGGAAAACTGAAAACAGGTGGTGCGCTGGCAATTGGTGCGGCAGCGGCTGGCGGCTATGCTGCCGGGCGTTTTTTGCAGCCTGCGATCGGGTTCGGGAAAGAGATGTCCCGCGTTCAGGCACTGACGCGAATCGACAAAAACAGCCCGCAGTTTAAGGCGCTGCGTGAGCAGGCGTTAAAACTTGGCTCTGAAACGCAGTTCACCGCAGGCGATGCCGCCAGTGGGCAGGCATTTCTTGCAATGGCAGGCTTCACTCCGCAGGCCATTCAGGCTGCGCTTCCCGGCGTACTGAGCATGGCAACGGCTGGCGGTATGGATCTCGGCGAGACGGCAGATATTGGCTCAAATATCCTGACGCAGTTCGGCCTTTCTGCTGACCAGATGGACCGGGTCGGAGACACACTCACCGCAGCGTTTACCCGTACCAACACTGACCTTCGCGCACTGGGCGAAACCATGAAATATGCCGGTCCGGTGGCGGGTAAGCTGGGGATATCGCTGGAGCAGGCCGCAGCGATGGCGGGCGTGCTGGCGAATATGGGCATCAGAGGGAGTGATGCCGGGACGGCAATGCGTGCCAGCCTGGCTCGTCTGGCATCACCGCCAAAGGCGGCGGCAGAAGCTCTGAAAGAGCTGGGCGTGTCCGTCTCGGATGCCGGGGGCAAAATGCGCCCGATGGAAGATCTGCTGGCTGACCTTTATAAAGCCACCCGCAAATACGGGGAAGTTGACCGGGTATCCTTCTTTAAGGACATCGCCGGGGAAGAGGCTTTCACATCGTTTATGGCACTCGTTGATGCGGCGGGTGACGGTTCCTTACCCAAACTGAGAAAAGAACTTGAGGGCGCACGCGGTGAGGCTGAACGCACGGCAAAGGTTATGGCCAACAACCTTGATGGCGATCTGAAATCACTCGGCAGTGCATGGGAAGGGTTGCGCATCCGCATTGCAGATCTGATTGACGGTCCGCTGCGTTCTGTCACGCAGTGGCTCACGCGGGTGGTCTCAAAGGTGACGGCGCTGGCGCAGGCCCATCCGGTACTGACGCGCCAGTTACTGATAGCGGGAGGCGCACTGCTGGCGACAACAGCAACGGTTGGTTCGTTGTCTCTGGTTATTGGGGTGCTTCACGGGAAGCTGGCTACGTTACGTCTCGGTTTTTCTCTCCTGACAGGATCAATGAATGTCGTCAGGGTGCTGCCAGCACTATGGGGAATGGTAACAGGTTCCATCTCGTTGCTGGGTGGCGCTATCGGGGCGCTGTTCAGTCCGGTCGGATTGATTGTTGCCGCGTTTGTGGCTGCGGCAGTTCTCATCTGGAAATACTGGGAACCCATCAAGGCGTTTTATATCGGGGTGTTCAACGGGATTATGGAACGACTGGCTCCGTTGCGCGAAACCTTTGAACGGTTCGGTCCTGTTTTTGATGTCGTGCGCGATGGGATTATTCAGGTCTTTAACTGGTTTAAATCGCTGCTGTCACCGATGGAGTCCAGCAAGGAAACGCTGGATAAATGTACCAGTGCTGGCGAGATATTCGGTAACGTTCTTGGCGGTGCGTTACAGCTTGTTCTGACACCTGCAAAAATGCTACTGGATACGCTGGCGTGGATACTTGAAAAACTTGGCGTCCTTCCGGATGAAGCGGAAAGGGCGCGCAAGAAAATTGAAGACGCACAGCGTGCGGCCATTCTTCAGGACAAGGTTGCTCTGTTTCAGGGAGACATTGCGAAAATCAATCCGCCGAAGTCTGCGGAAAATGGCAATGGCACCGGAGGCGATAAACCCAAAGACAACAAACCGCTCACAGACAGCAATACCGGTACGCTACGCAGACTCAGCAAAATTGCTGATAACACAGGTAAGCTGGTTGATGAGACGAAAAAACGCATTGGCCCCGGTGATATTGTCTTTAAGAACCTGCCCCGCGCACTTGCCGTTCGTGGGGAGTGGCAGGAGCGGAAGATTGCGCAGGTCAGTAAGCCTGCCTCCGCAATTAATATCACACCCGTGGTCCCTGCTCCGCTGCCTCCGGCGCTGGTCCCTGGTGGGGAGTGGCAGGAGCGGAAGATTGCGCAGGTCAGTAAGCCTGCCCCCGCAATTAATATCACACCCGTGGTCCCTGCTCCGCTGCCTCTGGCGCTGGTCCCTGGTGGGGAGTGGCAGGAGCGGAAGATTGCGCAGGTCAGTAAGCCTGCCCCCGCAATTAATATCACACCCGTGGTCCCTGCTCCGCTGCCTCTGGCGCTGGTCCCTGGTGGGGAGTGGCAGGAGCGGAAGATTGCGCAGGTCAGTAAGCCTGCCTCCGCAATTAATATCACACCCGTGGTCCCTGCTCCGCTGCCTCCGGCGCTGGTCCCTGGTGGGGAGTGGCAGGAGCGGAAGATTGCGCAGGTCAGTAAGCCTGCCCCCGCAATTAATATCACACCCGTGGTCCCTGCTCCGCTGCCTCTGGCGCTGGTCCCTGGTGGGGAGTGGCAGGAGCGGAAGATTGCGCAGGTCAGTAAGCCTGCCCCCGCAATTAATACCACACCCGTGGTCCCGGCTCCGCTGCCTCCGGCGCTGGTCCCTGTTGTTGCGGCCAGCTCCCGCCCGGTGGCGGAGGCCATACGATCGCCAGTGGCATCAGTTCCTGTAACTTCCCGTAACCGGGAGCCTGTTGCCTCCGGATTTGGTGGTGAAATTCATGTTCATCTGCATAACGTTGTTACGCAGAATCCCCGCGAACTGGCGAAACTGGTCGGTGAAATGGTCAGGGCAGAAATGGAACGGCGCGCCCGTGCCGGGCGTGGCAGTTTTTACGATAAAGATTGAGGAGTCATGGCCATGATGATGATCTACGGCATGTTTGTTTTTGAGCTGCGCACGTTGCCGCATCAGCAGTTACAGCAAAGCAAAAGCTGGCGGCATGTGAAAAATGAACGCGTTAACCGTTCAGCAAGCTGGCAGTATATCGGTGCAGGTGATGATCGCATCGTGCTTTCAGGCGTGCTTTATCCTGAAATTACAGGTGGCGAAGTGTCGCTTTCGTTGCTGACCACGCAGGCATATACAGGACGCCCCTGGCCTCTGATTGATGGTGTCGGGCAGATTTACGGCATGTATGTCCTGACCGAAACGAATACGACCCGTTCCGAGTTTGATCGCTACGGTAAGGCGAAAAAGATAGAATTTTCACTGACCCTTGAACGCTGTGATGAGGATTTGCGGGAGCGCCTGCAATCCTCATCGTTCAGTGATATGCTGTCCGGCTTCAAAGATAAGGTCACATCATCCCTTAACAGCGCGGCCAGCTCCGTTAAAGGGCTGTTTTGATTAACGCAAAACCGCTAATGGTCAGATTAGCGGTTTTCATTTTCCTGAGTCTGCCTAGTTGTTGCTTCAGCCTGTATATCGCCTACAGGGTGATAACGATAAATCGTCGATATGCCGATGTCGTAAATGATCGCCAGTTGTTTCCTGTCATGACCGTTTTTAATCAGCCTTGCTATTTGCTCGTGTTGTTCTTTTGTCAACTTCGGGCGACGTCCGCCAATGCGTCCTTGTGCGCGTGCTGCTGCCAGCCCGGCCAGTGTACGTTCTACAATTAATTCACGTTCCATTTCGGCTAAAGCCCCCATGACGTGAAAAAAGAAACGCCCCATGGGTGTTGACGTGTCAATGCTGTCCGTCAGACTACGGAAATTAACACCTTTTTCCCGCAATTCCTCAATAAGCGTGATCAGGTGTTTCATACTTCTGCCCAGTCTGTCCAGCTTCCAGACAACCAGCGTATCTCCTTCTGATAGCGTTCTGAGCAGTTTTTTCAATCCCGGTCTGGTTGATTTCGTTCCGCTGATTTTATCTTCAAAAATCAGTTCACATCCTGCGCAGTTCAGTGCATTGCGTTGTAAATCCGTGTTCTGGTCGTTTGTTGACACACGAATATAGCCAATTTGCATAAAAAACATCCTCTTTGTTTCGTGAAAAATACAGAGTTGGTATAGGTAGGGATAAAAACGAAAACGTTGGTTTGGGAGAAGCGGCAAAAAGGAATGTGGGGACAGGGACGAATCAGATACCTGATATGGGTAGCTTCACGCTTTCTGTTTCAGGTACTGGATATCAAAAATTACCATCTGGTTTTATTCTTCAGTGGGGCTCAATCGGCGCACCAGGCATTGCACAGGATGTAGTAACCCATTTCCCGATTGCATTTCCAAACAGATGTCTGCGTGTTTTGGTCTCACAAGACTACACACCAGATAGCGGGGCTGTTGGTTATATTGCCTGTGCAGGTTTTAGTTCCGACCCGGTTAAATTTATATCCAGAGCCAGTACTCCTGGCCTCGGCGCTTCATTTTTAGCGTTAGGCTGTTAATTTAGCTATATGGAGTGAAAAAATGAATTACATATATTCCGCGACGACAAACTCTTTCTATCCCTTGGAGATGAAAGAGGATTACACACAAGCTGACTCATGGCCAGATGATGCTGTTGAAGTTGATGAGCAAGTGTATATTGAGTTTTCCGGATTACCGCCGAAAGGAAAAATCCGTATCGCTGGAGAAAATGGTTTTCCTGCATGGTCTGAAATTCCACCACCAACACATGAGGAACAGATTGCTGCAGCCGAACAGGAAAAGCAGCAACTGATTAATCAGGCCAACGATTATATGAACAGTAAACAATGGCCTGGTAAAGCGGCTATTGGTCGTCTGAAAGGTGAGGAACTGGCGCAATATAATTTGTGGCTGGATTATCTGGACGCACTGGAACTGGTCGATACTTCCGGTGCGCCAGATATTGAATGGCCTACGCCTCCGGCAGTTCAGGCCAGATGACATCCGGCGCGGTGCTGGTATCTGTTGTCGTCACCGCGTCAATGTAATCAAGCACGGCGTTAAGCCGGGTGGTTTCTGCCTGCGTCAGCTTCCGCCCGGCCTGTAATTTCAGCTGAATCAGACTGATGGAGGCCATTGCAGCATCAATCAGTGACTGGCGCTGTGCTTCTGCCGCTTCTACTGCGGCACCGTGTTGTGCCTCAGTATCTGTCACCCATTTCTCACCATCCCATTTATCATATGGCGTTAACGGTGAAAGCGTGACATAACCGTTTTTGATGGCACCGATATAATCCACTGTAACAGCAGCACCATTTTCGATTGAGTAAACAGTCTCATTGCGATGGTCTTCTTCAAGGCTCCATCCCTTACCTGTAAATACTGCCACTCTTCCCGGAATGTTTTCGCCAGGGTCAATACCAGTGGAACAGGCGGGCATACTTACGCCAGTATTAATATATTCATCAGACCAGCCCGTATACTCAGATGTTTCAGCATCATAATAAAAACAACGCATATCGCCCGGCACTGTAGCCAGCCCATTTTCATCAAAAACAGGTTTCATTATTTAGCCCTCACCAGAAAGTTAAATGCAATATTTCGCGGTCTGACAGCAACAAAATTCACACCATCACCCAAAGAGTTACTGGTGAAATTAAATCGTGAAAATCCTGGCTGATTTCCGGCGATGCCATCATGAAAATTAATTGCGTGTCCCGCACCTCCGCCTATATTCCCGGCAAACTGAGAAAAGTTTGTAGCTGCCTGCCAGCTTAATAATTTGCGACCACCGTCTGCACCTCGCCCGTCATCCCAGATACGAATGAAATCACCGCGGGCTTCAGGTAATACCAGCGAAGGAAACACTTTTGCCAGCACAGGGTAATCAGAGGCAGAAAATTTCGCCCCGTTGAACTTCAAAAACACCATACTGGACCAGCTTTTGATTACGGTATCTGGCATTGCGGCGGACGGCCAGAAGAACGGAACGCCAATAGCTGGAGAACCTTCTCCCAAACCAAGGTAATTGAGGACATCTTTTATACTGCCCTTAGCGATAATAGCGCGACCAATAGCTGTAAGGGTTGCCAGCGCTGCGCGGTCTGCTCCGGTAAAATAAGGCAACCGATCTGCTGCAGTGACAAGTCCTGCCAGAGCAGTGAGCGTGGCATCTGCCGGTTGTTTTCCGTTTGCCAGATCGTATGCAGCCTTGACCGCTTTCGGTGTGGCGGCCAGTATTTCAGACGTGCTGTTGATGGCACTGCTCAATTGTACGGTGCCTTTTGCCGTCAGCGAGGCAGCAGGCACTCCCGTTATCTGACTCCACGGGTGAGTGTGGCTGACGGGTGCCTTGCCAGCTGCAAGGTCGTATGCAGCCTTGACCGCTTTCGGTGTGGCGGCCAGTATTTCAGACGTGCTGTTGATGGCACTGCTCAATTGTACGGTGCCTTTTGCCGTCAGCGAGGCAGCAGGCACTCCCGTTATCTGACTCCACGGGTGAGTGTGGCTGACGGGCGCCTTGCCGGCTGCAAGGTCGTATGCAGCCTTGACGGCCTTCGGTGTGGCGGCCAGCGTTTCAGACGTGCTGTTGATGGCACTGCTCAGTTGTACGGTGCCTTTTGCCGTCAGCGAGGCAGCAGGCACTCCCGTTATCTGACTCCACGGGTGAGTGTGGCTGACGGGCGCCTTGCCGGCTGCAAGGTCGTATGCAGCCTTGACGGCTTTTGGTGTGGCGGCCAGCGTTTCAGAGGTGCTGTTGGTGGCACTGCTCAGTTGTACGATCCCTTTACGGGTCGTTGTTGCATCCTGGGCTGTGTATTTTCCCCGGGCCAGATCATACGCGATTTTCACAGCCTTCGGCGTGGCAGCCTCAGTTTCTGATTGACTGTCCGTGGCACTGCTCAGTTGTACGGTGCCTTTTGCCGTCAGCGAGGCAGCAGGCACTCCCGTTATCTGACTCCACGGGTGAGTGTGGCTGACGGGTGCCTTGCCAGCTGCAAGGTCGTATGCAGCCTTGACGGCTTTTGGTGTGGCGGCCAGCGTTTCAGACGTGCTGTTGATGGCACTGCTCAGTTGTACGATCCCTTTACGGGTCGTTGTTGCATCCTGGGCTGTGTATTTTCCCCGGGCCAGATCATACGCGATTTTCACAGCCTTCGGCGTGGCAGCCTCAGTTTCTGATTGACTGTCCGTGGCGCTGCTAAGTTGAACAAAGCCTTTTGCGGTCAGCGAGGCGTCCGGGTGACGTCGTGACTGCTCGTGCTTTGAGATTTTATCATCCACATATTTGCGGGTTGCCAGAACCACAGACGGGTCGATTTTCAGCGTGATGGCTTTGGTGTTCGTGACAACCAGAATCATGCGGATAGTCTGGGTGCGTCCACTGCCTTCCTGCAACTGCGGTTTGTACGTTTCCGGGCAGTTTGCCACCGCAATGAGTACACCTTTATCATCATAAAGACCAATCTCACGGATCCAGAATCCTCCCTCGTCTTCAGGGATAATTTGCTCCGCAATAATCTGGCTCTGATTGTTAGGGTCAACACTCAGAAGATTCAGCGGTGCAATGCGTTTCTGGTTAATCAGTTTTGTTTGTGCAGGGTTTGGTGTTGGTAACACACCATTTGCATCACCAACGGCCATTTGCGTCAGATTCAGCTTACTGCCGAGCATCGTCGCGTTAGCCAGTCGTGCCGCGCCCTGATTAGTCAGAATGGCGTAGTATTTCATTGTCATGCGTTTACTCTCAGATTATCAATTAAATGAATGGCCGGGGCAGAGAAATAATCCCCTTCGACAATAATGGACTCCGGGGTGTAGGGGTAAACCGTCAGGGCATCGCCGTGATAGCATCCCGTACCAACGAAAATCTTTCCGTTCACACTCAGACTGATCGCCAGCCCTGTCAGATGGCGACTTACTGGTTTTGCATCCGCAATAAGGCGTTCAAGTTCCTGATGCATTTCATCGGTGATGCCCTGATCAAGTACTCCGACAACAATGCGAAATGTCCCAGGCTCCTCATTGAGTTGCCACCACTCCTTTACTTCAATCAGGTAGCCGAGAGGCTCCACGGCTCTTCGCAGTGCGCTGATGGTCCCTTTGTGTCGGTGTATCAGCCATGCATCACGAATCACCTGTCGCTTTGTCTCTTCCGGCCAGTTGCGATCCCAGCGGTCAACGGAAAACGCCCAGGCGAGATAAGGCAGCAGATGCACCGGGCAGGTGTCCGGCGACCACAACGTGTTGAGGTCTACCGGAATGTCTGTAATGCGTGTTCCGACGGCTTCGGCACAACGCATGAAATTGCTGGCTGATGGGGGTAACAACGAATTACTCATTGCGTCCACCTTCGCTGATGGTGAATGACTCACAGCGCGCCGCCTGTATGTCGCTGATGGCCATATTCTGTGTGGGTTCGATTATCTCCACGCGTTGCACACCGTGCACATGCAGTGCGGCAGCAATGGCGGACAACGCCACGTCCTGACCGATAAGCCCCTGCTCAGCCAGCCACTTCCTGAACGACGATTCAGCCGCGGCCAGAATAGGTTCGGATTCCGGGCCGGGGTAAAAGTACAGTTTTGCATTCAGCCGCCATGTCACGATTCTGGCGCTCTGTACGGTCAGGCGGTCGGCCACCGGGCGGGTATCCTCTGCATTCAGAGTGGCGCGAACGGTATTAAGCAACGCCTCCGTTGCTGTGCCGTCGCCTTCAGTGGACAGAATGGAAACCGTCACGTTGGCCGGAGACGGGCTGATGGCTCGCGCGTCGCGTACCAGACCGCTGGCGCTGCGTGCAAAATACTCGTATGCGCCTGACGGGCCAGCAACACTCAGACCGTCATACGCCCGTTGCGCCCGCAGTCTCAGCGATGTGTCGCTTTCCATCACCGCGTCGGTGGTATCCGTTGCCGGAGTGATAACCAGGCGCTTTGTGTTCATATTGCCCGCGAGGTTGTCCAGGTCTGTCCCTGAACCGTGGCTTAACATGCAGGCGCGTGCGCCCTCGTTAACCCGCTGGCGTAACAGCATTTCACGAAACGACATGGTTTGAGCGATAACGTTCAGGGGTTCTGATTCCAGCTCCAGCGCGGCGGAGACGGCTTCACGCTGTTCGGCAGGATAGGACGCAATCATCATGGCCTTTGTGTCAGCCAGAATTGCCTCAAAGTCAGGCTCCGCGATGATGGCGGGTTCCGGTAACTGTGAAAGGTCAACGGCGGGCATGATTTACTCCCTCAGCGTGATGGTTAATTCAACATTCTGCATGGTCTGCATGACAGTGCCCGACAGCGTCACCCCGGCGCGGCCTCCCGCTTTCCAGACAACGTCGATGGCATCCAGGGCAATGCGGGGTTCCCATCGTGTCAGCGCAATCACGGCAGCACTCATGCATTGCAGACGCGTGGTGTTATTCATGGGTTCGTCAATCAAATCAGGCACAAGGCTGCCATATTCCCGTCGCATAACCCGGCTTGCCAGCGGGGTGGTCAGGATGTCCCTGACTGACTGTTTCAGGTGCTCCATATCGTTCAGGTTTCCCGTTCCGTCCGGGTTCATTCCTGTGTAGCGGGTTGTCACTGCGGGCCTCCTGTCGAATCGCTGCCACCTTTCACGCCACCGTGTTTATGCGTATGCACGGTAATGCCGTTTGAGGTGAAATTGCCGCCGCTGTGCGTGATATTGCCGCTCATCTTTCCCCCTTTTGTGACGTCAAGCGTCGCCGTTCTCAGAAGGTCTGTGCATTCCACGACGGGCGTATCCAGTGTCACGCTGACGGATGCCTGTAAAGTGGCCGTTTTCATGCCGCTGGCGCTCAGTGCGCCTGCGTCCGCGTCGTAGCTGAACACCGCGCCATCCGGCGCGCTGACCACGATTTCTTTCAGGCTTTTGCCGGGTGCCGGATTGGCATCACTCCACAGGCTGCCAATTATCATGGCGGTTTCCGGGTTGCCGCCAATGCAGGCAATTACCACCTGTTCGCCGGGTGATGGCGGCAGCCACACATTGAAAGCTCCCGCGCGCGTGGTGTTCCAGCGCAACCATCCTGTTTCCAGTTCGCCGCTGCGAACGCGCACGCGCCAGGACTTCTCATCAACTTCAGAGATGATCCCGGTGCGGATGATATTGCTCAGCAGTCGCATGAGTTCTGCGCTCACCGTACAGCCTCCGCAATCCGGCCCAGCACCGTGTTATAAATCAGGCGCTCATCTGCCTGGCTGATACCCAGCAGCTCACGTACCGGGTAATCGGTGAAAATGCCCGGCGCAACCTGATCGCGCTCACCGAACTGATGAACGCGGGCAATACGTGCGGCCACGCCGCTGTAACCCACCGTCACACCGGAAGCATCTGCACGGGCTTTCAGGTAGCGGGCGGTGCGCAGTTTTACGAACATGGGGACGCGCTTTGTGCTGTCCTGGTTGATGCGCCGGGTGCGTATTTCCAGAAAACGGTCGATGTCATCCCGGTAAAACGTGCGGATATTGTTTTTATCCTCATCCCACCCGGTAATGGTTCGCCCGTATTTCCCCGTGTCGTGATGCCAGTTTTTCAGCGTGCGTGCTTCGTTATTCCAGATAAAGCGAATGCGCTCCTGTATCCGGGTTACGCGGCGTCTGCGAGGTGTCCACGCGGTCCCGTCCGGCGCTTTCTGTGACCGGATACGTGCCTGCTGGGCGCGGCGTAAATCCTGTGCCAGCTTTCTGGCGATGTTATTGATGACCTGCTGATTCAGGCTGTCACGGATGGCCTCAAAGGTTTCATCCACACGGGTGAATGCCTTATCCATCGCTTTCACCCCACGTCACATCCTGGAATACATGCGACCAGTCGCCTTCGGAAGAGGGCAGACGGGGTTTTGGCTCCGGCAGGTGTTCTGCCTGCGGTGTGCCCTGACTGTTGCGCGTGATGCGAACGCGTTCCCGCAGGGGGAGCGTAAACAGGAGATCGGCGCTGTCATCGTCATTGATAACGGCGGAAAATTTGATGTCCTGATTACGCTCCGGATTGAGCAACAACTGTGGCTGATTTTCGGATAACCACGCCAGTAGCGGCAGCGTGAGGTCGTCCAGCTCCCCGGCGTAATCCATGACAAACATCACCATCTGATAGCGGTAAACAAACGAGGGCGTTTCTCCGGTCGTTTCAATGTTGCCGCTCTCCACGAAAATGGTGAATTTTTCCGGGTTGGCCTGACACCATCGGCATGAACGGGTCATGGCTTCACGCAGGGAATCAGTTTTCAGCATGGTTGTTATCCTCGTTGTTCAGTCGTTGCAGCCTGCGCTGTTCCAGTAATTCAATGGCCCGTTTATCCGCGTTACAGGTTTCCAGTGCATCCAGAAGGCGGTCGCCCCATATACCGAGATTTCCCCATGTGGGAGTGTCAGGGAAGGGGGGAGGCGTTACCGGTATGGTCAGCGTCTGCGGTATAAGCCGGACTGACGGCGCTGGCCGTGGCGCGTTCTGCGTGCCTGCGCAACCTGTCAGTAAAACGAGCGTCAGGCAAAGCGTGGGCGCATTCATCTTTTGCAATATCGTTGCGTAGCTGTTCACGTCTGGCCTCTCCGTCCTGATTTCGCTGTTGATTTTCCACGCGGAGTTGCGCCAGCACCTGCTGCATATCCTGTACCCCGGCGCTGATGATATTCAGGGTGTCGACGGTACGTTTCAGGGCGCTGGCCTGCGCTTCGTTTCTGGCGTTCTCCCGGCCCAGCGACCACGACAGACGCATGGATGTTCCCCATGCGGCAATCAGAAGGAAAGCGACGCCCAGCGTGGGCCAGAGCTTCATGCCGGATAGGCTCCGTGTGGTAACTGAAAATGCGGTCCGTCTTTCAGGGTCTTCCAGTCGCCGCCCCATTCCACCGGAATATTCAGTTCCCGGCTGGCCTGTCTGAATGCTGCTGCGATTTTTTCGTACAGCGGCCATTCCCATGACACCTGGCTGCCGATATAAGCCACAACATCCACGGCATGCCCCGTAAGGTGGCGGCTGTTCATGGTCTGGCTCTTACCCGTGGCCACAAGTTGCTTCTGGCGGTAACGGCTGCGCAACCCTTCGGTGATACCAAAATCCACTTCCGAGATTTCCAGTGCCCGTCGGGTCACTTTCACCAGATCAGGATTTACGCCCTGCAAATTCTTTTCGCTCCGGCTGCTGAATTTAAATGTATTGCTCATTCGTCCTTCTCCTTCACCCTGCGATTAAAGGCCGCAATAACCTTGTCGCGTGCTTTCTCTGCCCCCATAAAACCGATTGATGCGCCGATAAACGTCACGGCATCTTCAGGAAAACCGAAGAAGCGCAACGACCCGGCCACGGCCATGGCAAGAACGCCGCACGCCAGCGATCCCGTTACGGTCTGAACCAGTGTTCGTCCGTCATAAAGACTCATCAGCGCGGAAATGCTGACCGCCGCGCCTACTGCATACACCGTTGGCAGGTGGTCAAAGAGCCATGCAATAACCTGCTCTGTGATCCCTGTTTGAATGGTGCTCACTGCTACTCCCCCCACAACTGAATCATTTCTCGTTTCTTCTTCTCCGGCTCCGGCATCTCCACTTCCTGCCCGGCGTCCAGAAATACCTGCTGACAGAGTCCGGGGTTGGCATCCAGCACCTTTTCGGTGACGCCCTGCGTCGTGCCGTAGTACCGGAAACAGAGCGAATCCACGGTGTCGCCTTCCAGTGCCTTCACTTTCATCAGCACAACTCCGCAAAGATTCGCGGGCGGCACAGAATGTCAGAGATGGCCCAGCTCACATCGCGCCACAAATCCGATGTCTGTATATCCAGTGCGTCCGCCCGGCGGTCGCCCTTGTCCGTTGTGTCCGCATCGCGGTAACGCTCCAGTATCAGGGCGCGTGTGGCGGTATAAACAGCATTGCGCCAGTGCCAGAGATTGACGCTTTCTCCGTTAATTACGGGTGCCGGAACATCGGCCAGCGTCTGATGGCCAGCCGCCTGCTGTTCCTGCTGCCATGCTTCCAGCTCGCGGGTAACGTGTGCCACAGCCCCGGTGGCAGTATGCAGCAGGCGGGAGGTGGTCACGCGGCCCGGCAGTCGTACCGCCAGACGCAGCTCGCGCAGCACAATATCCGGCCAGAATGCACCTGCTGAAATGCGAGTGTCGCCATCATCGGTATCGGTGATGTCGTCCTCTGCGGGTCCTGGTTCAGTTCTGGCAACCATACTCATGGGGTTCACTCCTGAAAAAAATCGGGCGGTGGGTGCGCGGTGTAAACGGTCACGGAGTCAAACCGGAACACCGCGCACGCCGCCCGCTGACGGGGTCAGTCGTTAACCGCGCTTCGCCTTCTGCGTCGCGGTGGTTTTTCGTGTTGCAGGTTTCCGCGTTGTCTTTTTACTTTTGCTGCTTTCGTCCTGCGCCTGCTGTGCGCTGGCGTCTTCTGATGCGTCTGCGGAATCGGCTTTTTTCAGGGCGCGGGAAAGGGTTGCAATCTCGCGTTTCACACCTGCGTTCGGGTTCAGGTGCATCGCTTCGCGCAGCAGCTTCAGTGATGAGGCCATGCTGTCTGCATCGGTCAGGCCACGACGGGCAAAGGCACACGCCTTGCATAATTTGGCGCGCACTTCGTCCGGCATGTCCTGGTTGGCGACAATTTCCCAAAGTGTGTCCAGTGGTTCGATAAAGGCGGATAAATCCGCGTCGGCATCCGTCCCGGCCTGCGTCAGCACCGGATTACAGATTTCTTCGGTCAGTACCGTGGCGGCAGTACGTCCAAAGTTATCCGGCATGATGAGGTTGTGACGGACCACATATGCACCAATACGCAGCGCCAGCGGAAGATCGCCGCAGTCAATCGCCCACACCATCAGCGTGGCAATCACTTCATCCTGCTGCCCGCCGTCAGCCTCCAGCGTTCCCTCAATCCAGCCGGAAAAGTCCGGCAACAACTCTTTTTTGATGGCGGCTTTCGCGCTTCTGGCCTGTACGCCCTTAAGCCGGGCCTGTGCCAGACGCAGACGATACAGCACCTCTTCATGCGCGGTACGCGCGGCGTGGTCCACGCCTTCATTCGCCCGGCCTGCGCGCTGTGCCATCACGTTCTGCCAGTGTTGCTGTGCAGGAGTAATCATTTTTTCTCTCCGTTACAGGCGGGCATGATGCCCGCCGTGAGTTGATTAGCTGTCGGCGAACTTCAGGCCAGTGACCATCGCGCACTTGCCATAGTCTTCAACGACATAAGCGTCATTGATGGACTGGTAGGTGGCGATGCGGTTGTATTCCGGTTCGTCTTTCATCAGACGACGCATTGAACCTTTCTGCCAGTAAATCGACAGGTTGTTGAATGAGGTGATCAGCATCGTTGCATCCGGGAAGAACGGCGCAAGGAACACGCCCAGCCCGCCAATGGTGCGCGATGACAGGATGAGCTGCCCGGCAAGTAATTCCGCATTGGGATTCTGGCCGCTGATGCTGTTCAGCACGGGCAGACGCAGCGAGTTAAACAGGTTGCGCCCCATAATCACCACAAGGTCGTCAGCTTCCTTGTGCCATTCATCCAGCAGGGATGAACGCGCGTCCTGTACCAGTGCATCAGCGTTCGCATACTTACCCGCGTGCGCCACGGTGTTGTCCATGTTGCGGGAGGTCAGCGTCACGTCATTCATAACGCGTTCGCTGGCGTCGGTTCTGATGTGCTCCAGCCATCCCACGTTAACGTCCTGAAGCAGCTTGTTGGTGCTGAAGTTGGACTCATCCGCGTGAGACGTGCCGTTGAAACCGATCATGATGCGGTCAAGCGCCACCTGTCGGGCAATCTGTGCGCTGATGCGGGACTGAAAATCAGGATGTGCCGCCCAGGCATCAAGCTGCGGATATGAAATAAACGTGTCGTAGTTCACCTGTTCGCACTGGTATTTGCGGTTTTTCAGATCAACCACGTTATTCGGGTTACGGCGTTTTGTGCCGTCATAACTGGTATTCGTGCGTGCAATTGGCCCGGTGGTGTCCAGGAGGATTTTTTCGCCTTTCTGGTCGGTCACGCCGATCACGTTAATTCTTTTTGTAAATTCGGTGCTTTCCTTTGAGGCGTTTTCAAAACGCTGCTGCACCGAGGGTTCCACGGTAAATCGCGATACCAGTGCGGAAACCGGAATATTATTAAGCGACGCCTGCTGCGCCATATAGCAACCCAGCTTGTTGCGGGTAATATCTGACATCACCAGATTCATAAAAAATTTGCTCCTTTGTCTTATCAGAAGTCAGCCAGCTGGTCGGAGGCTGCACCTGTTGCGGTGAACCGGTTCTGCGGATCGCCGTCCTGCGTGCGCAGTTTTTCCTTCAGTGCTGCCAGCTCTGTGGTCAGTGACGTGATTTTCTGGCGGTCCTGCTGATGGCGGGTTTCCAGCACATTAAAACGGTCGATAATGTCGGCCTGTGACGTTGCGACGCCTTCCACCGCTTCCTGAATACGGGAAAAACTGGCGTCATCCGCTTTGCGGCCACGGCCAATAATCCCCATTACGCGGTTAAACCACTGGGTGCCTTCTTCCTGGCGTTGTTCTGCCATTTCGATGATTTCAGACTCGATGGCTTCGGAGATAAGCGGCGCTTCACCCTGGATACTGTTGAACGTCATCACCGCCTGACGTTGCTGTGCCGTGAATTTCAGGCGCTCAGTGCCCAGGCTTGCCGGGGTGTCGGTCATCGCCAGCCCGACCAGATAGGCGCGCCCGTTAACGGAGAACTGCGGGTGCAGTTCGATACTGGAATAGATTTTCTTGCCGTCCGCGACAAGCTGCTTCATGCGCTCGGTCGGTTCGATTTCTGCATACAGCGCAGTACGTCCGGCCAGCGGACCTTCCGTAATGTCTTCCGTACTCAGTGCGGTGACATCGCCCATTGCGGAAAATTCGCTTGACGGGCATGGCGAGAGATAGTGCTCAACGTTCACGCGGGCAGCGTAAACATCCGGGTTGAAGTTCTCGGCGGCTTCACGCAGATGCACCGGACTGATTTCACGGCCATCAACAGTTGATCCGGAGACAGCCACGCGAAACTTTTTGCGGGATGTCTTTTTTTCATTAGCCATAGTTTTGCCCCTCTGACTGGTTCTTCAGTCATGATGGCAAAGCGTAACAGGCTGATACAAAGGGCTTTTGTTGTAAGAAAACGGTCAGAACAGGGGGTTAAGGAGAACGGTTTCGCGCGCGGGTAATCTTCCTGTAATTACTCAGGGGGAGCAATGATTCAGGACGCTTTTGTGCGCCAGCGTGCGCGGCAACTTTACTGGCAGGGTTATCCGCCCGCAGAAATATCACGTCTGATGGGAATAAACCCGAACACGATTTATGCGTGGAAAAAACGTGACCAGTGGGATGAAACGCCACCCGTGCAGCGTGTCACGCAGTCCATCGATGCGCGCCTCATCCAGCTTACTGAAAAACAGAATAAAACAGGCGGTGACTTTAAGGAAATAGACCTGCTGACCCGGCAGCTTAAAAAGCTACATGATGGCCAGCCGGATGTGATGGCCGCAGGAAAGAAAGGCCGGGCGAAAAAACTCAAAAATCATTTCACGCCGGAACAGATTGCCGCACTGCGGGAAAAAATCATCAGCAGGCTGGAGTGGCATCAGCGGGGCTGGTTTGACTCCCTGACCCTTTGCAGGGAAGCCGGGATACGTAACAGGATGATCCTGAAATCCCGACAGATTGGGGCGACCTGGTATTTTGCACAGGAAGCACTGCTGATGGCGCTGCGTGACGATGTGGCGCAACCTTACCAGCGTAACCAGATTTTTTTGTCTGCGTCGCGTCGTCAGGCGTTCCAGTTTAAAAGCATTATTCAGAAGGCCGCAGCTGAAGTTGATGTGGAGCTGAAAGGGGGCGATAAAATCATCCTCTCCAACGGCGCAGAGCTGCATTTTCTCGGCACTTCTGCTGCGTCGGCACAGTCCTATACGGGCAATTTTTATTTTGATGAATTTTTCTGGGTCAGTCGCTTTGCTGAACTGCGCAAGGTGGCTGGCGCTATGGCAACCCTCAGCGGACTGCGGCGCACCTACTTCTCCACGCCATCCACCGAAACGCACGAGGCATACGCCTACTGGAACGGCGACCGCTGGAACGAGAAAAAGGCCTCGCATAAACGCCAGCGTTTTTCTGTGGACTGGAAAACGCTGCATAACGGGCTTATCTGCCCTGACCGGACGTGGCGGCAAATTGTCACGCTGGAAGATGTGGTTAATCACGGCTGGAAACACACCGATATCGACGAAATTCGTGATGAAAATACCGAAGACGAGTTCCTCAATCTCTATATGTGTGAGTTTGTTCGCGAAGGGGAATCGGCATTTAACCTGAATATCCTGATTGGCTGCGGTGTTGACGGATACGACGACTGGAAAGACTGGAAACCTTTTGCTCCCCGCCCGATGGGGAATCGTCCGGTATGGATTGGGTATGACGCAAACGGCAGCAGTGGCAACGGCGACAGCGGCGCTGTGTCCGTGGTGGTTCCTCCGGCTGTTCCTGGTGGCCGTTTTCGAACGGTGGAGACGCGACGCGTTCAGGGGCTGGAGTTTGAAGAACAGGCCAGAGTCATTGAAGAGTTCACGTATCGCTACAACGTGGAACACATCGGCATTGATGTGACGGGCGGGAACGGGGAGGCTGTTTATCAGATAGTGAAACGTTTTTTCCCTGCTGCTATTCCGTACACCTTCACGCTGTCATCAAAACGGTCGCTGGTACTGAAAATGCTGCAAATAATGCGTGCCGGGCGGTGGGAATACGATCGCGCCGAACGCGAGCTGGTCGCGGCCTTTAACGCCGTGCGTAAGGTGAAAACACCGGGCGGCTTTATCACTTACGAAACGGACCGCGCGAGGGGGATCAGCCACGGCGACCTTGCGTGGGCAACCATGCTTGCTGTCATTAACGAACCGATTGGCGGCGAAGGAGAAAACGAGCGTTTCACGGTTATGGAGTTCTGATGAGCAGAAAAAATAAAAAAGTGCGCATGAGTTCACGCATTGATCTCGCTGATGCGCTCAGGAAAGAATCATCGCTCAGTGCATTCACATTTGATGGTCCTTATCGCCTGACCGGGCATGATCTGCTGGACAATATGTACTGTGCTGATAACGGGCGGTGGTATGAAACCCCGGTGGACTGGTACGGTCTGGCAAGAGCTGCCCGGCAAACGTCCTGGCATCAGTCTGCGCTTTACTTTAAGCGCAATGTATTACTCGGTTGCTACATCCCGCACCCGCTGCTTTCCCGGCAGGATTTCTCGGCGCTGGCGCTGGACTGGTTTGTGTTCGGTAACGCATTCCTTGAGCTTCGGAGCAATATGCTCGGCGAACCGCTTAAATTACGGCACGCACTGGCGAAATACATGCGACGCGGAAGCGATCTTGAATCATGGTGGTATGTGCAGGATGGCAAGGATGCGTTTCAGTTTCGCCCAGGCAAAGTGTGTCACCTGATGAATCCGGATATTAATCAGGAAATCTACGGCATGCCGGAATATCTCGGCGCATTACTCTCGGCCAGCCTGTCTCATTCGGCGGACATGTTCAGAAAACTGTACTACGACAACGGATCCCACGCCGGGTGCATCATCTACATCGGTGCAGCGCAGGTAAACCGCGAAAGCATGGACTCCCTGAAAGAAACGCTACAGGGTGCGCGTGGTGGTGGTGCGTTTAAAAACGTGCTCATTCATGCGCCCAACGGGGGCAAAGAGGGGGTGCAAATTTTGCCGTTCCAGCAGATCACCGCAAAGGATGAGTTCATGAATGTTAAGGCGGCATCCCGTGATGATGTGCTGGCTGCGCACCGCGTTCCGCCGCAACTGATGGGGGCGATGCCGGGTGAAAAAAGTGCGTTTGGTGATGTGGAGAAGGCCGCGCGGGTTTACGCAATTAACGAGCTGATGCCCGTCATGGAGGCCATGAAGCACATCAATGACTGGCTTGGCGAAGAGGTGATCCGCTTTAACCCTTACGCACTGTTAGACATCCAGCCCACATCCTGACGCGCTTCGCTTGTCTGCTGCTTCGCCGGGGCATAAAAAATTTATGCCCCGACTCTCCAGCTCCTGTATCAGTCAGATAATTTCACGACGCCTTCCAGTTTATCGCCACCATCGACGGTCAGACTCTTACGCAATCCCACCGCGTTGACTGCATGTTCTCGCCGCCTCAGTGCGATTTTGACGGCCTTACCTTTCACCCCATCAAATCAGAATCCCTCACGTATTTTTCACGCTCAGCGTGAGAAATACGGCCATTCTGTCGTGTCGCTGCGACATCGTTAAGGGAACGCTATTTACCCCCTGAAACGCGGGCTGTTCCCCCGTCACCTGCGCGCAGAAAAAACGCGTTTTTTTGTGCACGCACGGATCCTTGACGGATCCAGCCGCCACGGGGGCCGGAAGGGCAAAAAGTCGTTCAAAAAAATTGTGCAAATTTGTGCACTATTGTGCATTAAAATAAACGCCCTGGAAGAGGGCGTTTTGGCTCATTTCTATAGCTTTGATGCAGGCTGGGCTAGATGCAAGGGTTGGACATACCAGCCTTTTGATAACCAACTCTCTGCAACCTCTTTACTCCTTGTTATTGCTGGTATTCCGATGCCGTTATTTACATGCATCCATGCTACTGGCTCTGCTTCCAGTGATGCCAGTGCAATTTCATAAGCACGGCGCTCAATATTGTCTCGAACGTCCAGGCTGCCTATGCGCTCTTTGATTTCTTTAATCAGTTCTTTGTCGGTGAAAGTTGTCATGTGTTAGTCCTTATCCTGCTGTGCTTTCAACTGATGAGGGGAACAAAATCTTTTCATCAAACCCTGCATTCATATCATGAACAGCAACACACCAATCCATTGACGAACGATTATCAAGAGCCTCCATGATTTCATCCATGCGGCGCAGGTCATACAGGTAAATGCTTTTATCGCCAATGGTGTAAAAACCAATTTTTTTCGGTGATGGGCAGCGATCAAGAACGTCCTGTAATTCATTCAACCATGCCCGTTCTTTTTTTGTTAAAGTTGCCATATCACTCTCCTTTGATGCGAATGCCAGTGGTACTCATTCTCCTGATTTCCCAGAGCACACGAGGAACACCACCGTTTCCGACCGGATCGCGTTTACTCCGCAGGGCGACGCTTGATTCCGCCCAGCTTTTTCTTGGAGGAAGCTCTTTCACACGAACAAAACCAGCTGCGCGAAGAGATGCTCCTGATTCATCTGCCCGGGTGTACGTAATACAACGTTGATAACCCATAGCTTTTGCTGCCCGCCAGACAGCACCATAAAGCGCGCTGTTAGCGTTGCGTTCTCCTGTGGTACATGTGCGATTTACTTCAAGCGTTAATCCATCGTCCAAATGTCGTGCAACAGGTCGACCGGCTGTCGCCACACCTATCAATTCTCCGGCATCATTTCTCAGACCAATGCTGAATTTATGCCCCACCGGGGGTTTATTGTGTCGGTGATGTCTGGATATAAATGCCTTCGCAACACGAAGAGTAACCGGTGAAATCTGCACTCTCACTCTCCTTTGATACCAATGTTTACAGTCTGGCAAGCTTCTCTGAGCACCCAGTCAACAGCGTCTTTCCATGCTCCGGTTTCGGTTGGCGGATTCTCACGCTTTACCAGTTCATAGAAACGTACTGCTCTAACCAGTCCATCTGACGGTTTTGCCTGTAGTGCAGCCTGAGCTATACGGTATGCCTGGAGCATACGGGCGTCGTTGATATCCATTCCGAACGGAATTTCTGATGATCGTGATTCTGCATCTTCAAGCCTGGCAATTTCTTTACGTAAAAAGTATTTCAACTCTTGTTTTTGTTTTCTGTTCATGTGTTTTTTCCCTTTTTGTCTGCCACTTCTCTCCTGATAATTTCATTGCACAAATCCACGCACTCATTGCAGATGTAAACAGACGGTCCAGCAATCACCTTTGTGACTTCGTACTGGGATTTATTGCAGAAGCTGCAATAAATCATTTCCTCGCCTGAATCCCATGTTTTGCTGGTTTTGCCAGACATCAGTTGTTTGAGGTCTTTTTCACGACGAAGAACTATCTGGCCACATTCAGCTATTTTTTGGATGTTGACATTTTCTTCTTGCGCCAGCGCTTCCATCCGCTCAATCAGTCGCTGCGCTTTTTCTCTGTCAATGTGTTGCATTGTGTCCCCCTTGTTTATGTTCCCGGGTTAAAGTCATCAGGGCGGATGCGCCCTGATGTTGTGTTATTCGGGAAATAACGCCCGGATATTTCCGGCCATCTGACTGGTTATCTGTGCGGTTGGTGCTGGCTGTGACACGGGGCGTTCTGTCCTGGTTTGTGTCAGGGATAACGCTTCATCGTCAGCCCATGCAGCCAGTCGGTAAGCCTCTGCCGGATTAATTTTCATAAGTGCCAGTCCGGCCAGAAAAGCCACACGTTGACCACTTTTGCGGGCTTCTGGTGTAAGGCTGTCCAGCCAGGCGCATGCTTCGCCTTCGTTCTTGACGGCGGCGGGCTTCAGATAGAAACTTATCCGTCTGGTTGGTGTCGTCATTGGTTTACTCCTTGTCCATTGCGTACAGCCCATTAACCAGAGCAAACTGTGGCACCCCGTCCGCGATGAAAGTCGCATTAACTCCGCAGGCTTCGCGGATAGCGGGTGCCACAATCTCCGCCCCGCCACCGACAACCATCACCCGCCCGTAACCCGAAAAACCCGCCAGCGCGCGGATCACGCGTTGTTTCAGTGTTTCTTCCTTTTCACGAATAACCGCTATCAGGCTGTCGTAATGCGCGTCATTGTGGATGTGCTGGCGCAGCCAAGCTTCATCATGGCGATGTTCGATAATGGTATTGGCGATGTGGTGACTGGTACGCATACCGTTAGTGGCCATCACCGACAGTACGGCATCGGCCATCAGGGAAACGCCTACGTGTGGATCGCAAAACACCTGGCTGATACCTGCCAGTTGTCCCTGAACCTTTGCCACATCCAGCGTGGTTCCGCCTAAATCCACAATCAGCAGGGATTCAAACGGACTCATGTCAGCCAGTGCTTTAAAACCAGCCGGAATGGATTCAGGCATAACCCGTACGTTACGGATAGTGAATGCTTTTCCGTTCTGGTACGCCACCGGGCGCATGACGTTTGCTTTTTTGCGGTTGATGTTGGCCATGACCGGCTGTGCGTTTGTGTCGAAATATTCGCTCAGTGGCAGGGTGACAACCACATCCACTTCCTGTGGTGTGATGCCTGATTTGACCAGCGCGTGATGAATGGCAATGACATTCACATCGCTGTACTGGTATTGCGTGTCGGTCGTCTGGACAAAGCGATCGCTGACCGGATCAAAACCATAGCGCACGCCATCAAGCATGTAGTTCGCGGGCTGCGTGCCACCGAACGGCGCAGACCATTCCGACTTGAAGCTGTTTGGGCTGATGGCGTTGCGGCGTTCGCCGTTCTCAGTCCATGCCAGCTTGATGTTGGTGGAGCCGTCATCGATACAAATTTTCATGTCGCTTTTCCTTATGTTGATTAATTAATCGTTTACGGGATTCTGAAATCCCGTTTTTGCCTGTTTTATGCGCGCTTCATATATCGCGGCGCGTTTTTTGCTCATTTACGGGATTTGTGAATCCCGTTTCTGTCTGTTTTTTGTTTCCAATGGTCAGGCCACCCCGCAGCAGGTCTGCTTTGCGGCGGGCGCGTTCAGTGGTTTCACTGATTCTCTGTGCGTGCTCTGTGTCGCGGATGGCGCGCAGCATGTCAGAAAGCACGGTAACGGGTGTTTTCATGGTGTTCTGGTCCTGCTGAAGTGTGGATGCCAGGCGTGCGGCGGCTTCAGGGTCTGATGCCCCCAGTTGCGCCAGATAGCTGGCGACCGGGTTATGGCGGATCTCCGTGCTGCTTACGCCGTGATTACGGCTCAGGCGCTGCCAGAGCTGCGTGATTCGGCTGTCCGGGCGGGTATCCGGTTTGCGTACAATTTCAAATCCCTGCGGTGCAATGATGCTGCCGTCAACGTACAGACTGCCGCCCCGTAACAGGTGCTGCATCTGTTGTTCACCGATATGCAGGCCGAGAGATTCAGCAGACTCCCGCCATTCTTTAGCGAGTAATTCGTGGTTATCAGGCAAAGGCCGCTGCTGTTTGCGGCTCTGTGTCCAGCTCTGCATTTCATCACTGCTGTTTTTTGCCTGTTTGTCACGAAGCGAACGCATCAGCGCCCGGCGTTCGTGCCGTTTCAGTGAGCGCATCCATTCGTTCACTTCAACGCCGTCAGGGAGCTGCGGCCACGGTGCTGGCCGTTCTTCCGGCTGTTCTGTCCCGTTGTTGTCCGTTTCCTGTACACGGGGACAGTTATTGCCACGAGTCCAAGGGGCGGCAGGGCCGCCCTGAAGGTCAAAACCATTTTCGTGGGCGCTGCCTTCCTGTTCCGGTTTACGTCTTACCAGCTTCCAGTTATCCGGGTGCGTGCACACACGGGAGGATTCCCCGATGAGTGGTGACCAGATCCCGTAAATCTGTACACTCTGTTCGCCGTAATCGTTCAGCTCATCGGCGAGGTCGTAGGCGGTGCGAATCAGGTAGTCTTTGCGTGGAACAAGTACGCCGCCCTGTTTCTCTATGTAGGTGGCAAAACATCCGGCATCAGCGGCAGCGAGTACCGCATCCATTGCGTCATCCTTCAGCCGTTGCGGGCCTTCCGGGTTGCGTGCCATCTGGCTGGCAAGGCGGCGGAGTTCACGCCACACCTGACGGGAGGGGATGCCAAAGAACTGGAACTGGCGGACCCGGTGAAGGCGTGCCCAACCGATGGCGCGCTCCACGCTCTCGGCCATTGATTTTCCGGTTTCGTGGTCAACGCGTGGTTTGCCCGTTTTCGGGTCGATGCCATCCACGGCGCGGCTGTCCAGGTTTTTCCCGATGTAGGTCGCGATATAGCTGGTTGGTGTGCCTTTTGAGCCGTCGACATACTCCACTTTAAAGCGCGGAGTAATATCATTGCCCAGCTCGTGGCGGTCTTCCTGAATGGCAATATCGCGGGTGATGGCCACGATGCTGTCGATTTCTTCCGGATGAGCAAAGACCATCATATGCCAGTGCACGGTGCCGTCATGGTGAGGCTCCACCGTGCGGATGCCATACCAGCGCAGGCCGTCGCGGTTCAGTTTTTTGCGGACCGCCGCAAAAAACGTGTTAACCAGGTAATCGCTGGAGTCGCGCATGGTGGCCCCGTTCCATTTGGGGTTCGGATGACCGTTCTCCGTTGTTGCGTGGTATTTTGACGGGCAGGTGACAGTCAGAAACACCGCTCTGTCGCCACGGGCTTCGGCCAGAAGTTCCAGTCCCTTCATGGTGGCCATCATTTCTGCCTTACGGTGAACCGGGTTACTTACTCCCGCGTAATACACTGTCTCGAGATCAATCGTGAACCCGTCTTCGTTTTCCAGCATGAAACTTTTCAGGAAATCGCGTGTTTTCTCGCGCTGTGCGCGAAACTCGCTTAACGCGTCCTGGCTCAGATAGGGCGATGTTTTTCTGGAAACCAGACAGGCGGCGCGGAGTTGTTCTTCTCTCCACTCGCAACGTAACAGCCACAGTTTGCGTTTCCACCATTCCGCACAGGTCAGGCGAAGGATTGCGCCCGGCAGCAGCTCTGTGTCCGGTTCGTTCCTCCGGTCTTTGTCTGTTGTCAGTGCGTCATAATGTGGAGGCATGGCGTGCAGGTGTAACGCCATGCGGGCCAGCATCTGATACGCCTTCAGCGTTACATCCATGGTCAGTTCGCCATCAGTCGCGCCAAAGCCATCGCAGAGTTTTTCGAAGGTGCTGCTGAACATCGCCGCCGTCATGGTGGCCAGCGTCTGTATCTGGTGTTTGTTGAGCTGCGGCAGGTAAAGCAAATCGTCCAGGCGTTCGCGTCCGGCAAGGGAGCGATAACCCGGTGTCAGCCAGCGGTGATCGGTGCGGTCCAGACGTTCGAATATTTTGCGCAGGGTTCCGCGTGCATAGCGTTCCGCCTGCCAGCTCTTTTTGCCTTTCCGGCGATCGGCTTCCTGTTTTTTGCGCAGGAAGGAGAGGTGGCGAATAAGCGGATCGCGCAGATAGGACGGCAGCAGGCGCAGCGAGGTCATGGCTTCATCCACTGCGCCGCGTGCCTGTTTTCTGGCGTCTCCTGCCAGTGTGATGGTTTTGTCCTGTTTTTCCTGTGCGTCCAGGCTTTTATTAATCAGGTTGCCCAGCGGCGTGGCGGAGAACGCCGCATCAGCCATTTCCTGGCGGCGCTCGTTCTCTACCCGGTAGGCATCCAGCCAGGAGGAAAGCGCGGATTCAGGAGCGGGGATCCCCGTTCCTTCACGCCCCACTGCGTGGCGCGGTTGTTGCCAGTCCCTGATGTACTCTGCCGTCATAGTGATTTACTTCGTCATGCCATTCAGGGTGTCGCGGCAGACTGTAGCCAGCCGCTGAATTTCCAGCACGGTGTCTTCTGTGTCGGCATGGCGATGTGTGATGCGGATGCTGTCGGCAATCACATCGACGATTGCAGAGGATGGGCGCTGGTAAATGCCAATAACGGACGGGGTGCCACCTTCAATGCGGGAAAGCCTGTAATTTCCCTCGTGGCTGTCAATCATGTAGCGACCATCAATAACAATCTTTCCGTCAGCGAGCTGCGGTACAGGCAGGGATTTCAGGTACATGTCATAACGATCACGCACGCGAGCGGCAAGATCACGCTCTGTGTTGAGCAGGTATTCAAGAAAGTCGTTGGCGAGAATCATTGCGGCAATCCTCTTGTTACAGATGTGCGAAGGCCTCCCGCCGCAAGGTGCAGGAAAGGCCCGGAACAGGAATTAATGGAGTTTGTTTTGCTGCTGGATGAGCTGTTGAAGCTCGTGCAGATCATCCGCCAGATAGCTGAAAACAGAGGCGGAATAAATGTTTGATAGTGCGTGGCTGCGCTCATGCAGCATATTGATGTGCATGATTTGCGCGACGCGTGATGCGCGGGAAAGTCTGCGGTTGATTTCAGTCTGGATGTGACGACGCTCCGCGATAGCGCGGTGCTGTTTGCGGTCTGCCATGGTGTGGCCTCTTTGCTCGGTGATAGAAATAACTCACCATCCAGAGTTGAGAATCTCGGGGTGGCGAGACGTACAGGGTTCTCAACACCGGAGAGCAAAGAATCCGGCCCGACCGAAGTCGGCCCCGTACGCCCCGCCATAATTCTGACGCGAAAAAGACGTGGCAATACAGTACGCACAAAAAAACCGCTTGCGCGGTTATGCGCTTTGCTCTGTATCGGGTTGAGAATCCCGGCACCCGTTTTATGAGGTGCAGCGGAAATGTAACCTGACCGATTGAGGCATGGCAAGCGGTTTTTTTGTGTGTGCATGTTCTGGTTTCTTACTGGTTCAGAAAAAAATCAAAAACGTTATCGATGCGTTGCAGCAGCTCTTGCTGCATTGCTTCCGGCGTTTCCGGTTCGCCAGGTGCCCCCCAGCGTTGCGCAGAAATCAGCGATTTCATGATGGAGCGTGAGGCGAATGGCTGGAGCAGTGGTTCTGGCGTGCTCCAGCTGATCCAGCAGTGCCAGCACAGCAGACGGCGAGAGCATTGCGCGAAATGCCAGTAATTTTTGAGGCGTTGCCATTCGTTGCAGGGCAAATGCCAGTTCGCGTAGCTTCTGGTGGTTGATGGTGCTCATGCTCTGGCTTCCTTCAGTAGCTGGTTAAACATGTGAGTAAGTGGATTACTACACCCGAACAGCATCGGGTTTACGTGGTAAGAAGCCTGGCCTCCTGTTTTGCGAGCGCGACCACCTGTGCTGCGGTTTGTTCTGATGACTAAGCCGCCGCGCCAAAGTCGGCGTAACTCAGCATTAATGGCTGTGGTTGGGGTATTCAGTGCTGCGGCGATCTCTCCGCCGCTACACCCCGGATGAGTAGCGATGTAGTCCAGAATGGTCATCTGCGTGGCTCCTGTACCTGTCGGATAAGATTCACCCGCGCCACGTTGGTGGCGCAGAAGTAAGTGCCGTCAGTGAGGTAGATGTGGTGTGCATCCTTTTCCGAACGATGTTTGTCGATAGTGGTAATCAGGCGTTCGTCGACCTCGTATTCGCGCCCTCTGGAGGTAAAGCGAACGACGGGAAAATGCTTAATTGCCATTGCGCCCCCTTTGTCCAGTAACCCTATGCGTTAAATACGGCACATTGCGCGTCATCAATGAATACAACTTGAGAGCGTTCTATCAGGCGGAGATTTGTCAGAATTTCTGATTCCCTTATGGGGTGAGGAGTGATCAGGTATTTATCCTGTAATCCGGCGATAATGGTGTATCGCTGTAGCTCCGAGCCAATTGTGTAAATAAGGCGTCCGGTGTTAGACAAATCCAGTCCGGTGACTGGTTGTGTTCTGAGAACCGCCAGTTCAGCATCCTGTTTTGCGATAATTTCGGCTGCTTCTGCCGTGACTCTTGCGACTATCAGTGTGTGGGTTGCGACGTCCATATGTGCATTTGCCACGGCTTTTTTCGCTACTTCGTTTTCTGTCTTTGAAATTTCTTTCAGTGCTCTGATGATACCTTCTTCTTTTGCGTGCATTTTTGTATCTCCGTTATTTGCGTGTGCGAATACCTCCGTTAATACGGATGGTTTTCACGTTTTCTTATTTAATTTGATGCTTTATTTGTATCGTTATTCACCAGTGAAAAAGCGTTCAATCTTTTTTACTGAATGAATAATTCGCATAATCCCAATGGCGCAGGCCACCGAAATAATCAGAACAAGCCATGAGATAAATATACTCATGCAATATTTCCCAGCTTATACGGTTCAATATGTTCCCCGCATTCTGCGGCACAGATCAGCTCGGAAAGTTCGTTAAGTGCATCCAGATCATCAGCGTAAAAAGCCACGTCATACAGACTCCGGATTGCCCTGGTCAATGAGTCACGGGCTGCTCGTTCAGCATGAGCGCCTGATGCACTTAAGCGAAAATAAAAACGCTCAAGTGCTTTGTTAATGAGAGTTTTATATTCTTTGCCCATCGCAACGCCCTTTAATCTGCTTTCTGAATTTCAGTTTCTGAATCCATACAAATAATTTCGATATAGGGTTCACGCCATTAGCCAGGCGTGCCTTTTCAGCTTCACTAATGATTTCTCGTACGGTCTGGTACGGAAGTTCCACAAGCAGTCGCGTGCCGTTCAGATAAACGTAAGTGGCTTCGTCGGCTCCGTTTTTACCCGCCGGAGCCACTCCATCAATAGCGGATGCGCGTAATAACAGTTCACCGCGAAAATCAATAAAACGGATAAATACACCTTGTGCATGCTCTTTGGTCATAAAGCACCTGTTATAAATCAGCCTGTTTAATAAAACTTTGCCCGCGAAGCAGACGATCAACCGTGCGAAGTGCTTCGTATAATGTGAAATCCTGTCCGAAGTGATTGTCTCCGCAGCTCAATGCAAAAATGCGGTTTCCGGTAAACGGATTGCGTGGGCATTTGTGGACCACGATTCCAGCTTTCTCAATCAGCCAGGTATGCTCGCCGATTTGTTTTACAGCGTGGCCATCCGGTGTTGCGTGTGTTTCGTTCAGGTTATAGCGACTGTTACTACGTGATGCACTGGTAGCGACGTGGTGTACATGGCGTTCTACGCCATTACGAAATTTGGAGTATGGATTATTAGCGTTTTTTTTCATGATGGTGCTCTGTTCATTGTTTTAGCTGTTAGCCAAAGCGTCTTTTAACATCGCCACAAGGTTTACTTCAGGCTTTTCCATTTTGGCGCGTTTGGGGCGGATAATAATTCGACCGTCAGCCAACATCTTTTTGCATGTATTAAGAGGGATACCTGTTATCTCTGCATATTTCTGCAGGGATACATAGGGGGCATTCACATTGATATTGATGGTTATACCTGACATCCCACTAGCCTCCTGATCAGGAAGATTTGTTTTGTTCTTTCTGGGTTAGCTCTAGGCCGCGAAGGAAGATCATGCGCGCCATGTTAGAGGATGAGCGTTGTTCTTTAGCTGCCATTTCATCAATGACGGCTCGCTCCTCGAGGGACAGCCGAAGTGCCAGTCTTGGACCTGTGGCGGTGTTACGCGGAATGCGTGATCTGGTATCGTGAAGAACTTGTTTCATAGTGGTATATTGTGATCATCTAATAGCTCGTGAAATCATTTTGGTATCAAAAAAGATACCTGTCAAGGTTTTTGTATGAAAAATGATATTGGTCAGCGGTTGCGTGAGGAAAGGGAAAGATTGGGACTTAGTCAAGTTGCCATGAGCGACATTGGTGGAGTCAAAAAGCTAACTCAGCTTAGATATGAGAAAGGAGATAGCTTTCCTGATGCTGCGTATTTGGCAGCGCTGTCTCGTTTTGGCCTTGATGTTCAGTATGTTGTGTTGGGAATTCACTCACCTGAAACTTATAACGATGATGAGCAGGAGTTGATTACTCGCTTTCGAGCAGCTTCGTTAGATGTGAAAAACGCGGTGATTGGGGCTTTAAAAGGTGCGATCAGTGAAAAGGAAACTCAGCCATCAGGACGTGAGTTAAATATTTCTGGTGGTAATAACCGTATCGCTGGTCGTGACTATAACGAAACTAAGGGTAGGTGATAGTAGGGAGGTGACATGGCCGTCAACTCAAACGGTTCAAACAATCGCGTTGCTGGGCGTGATTTTCACGAAAAGAATATTCAGATAGAGCGATATGATGGTTCTCATACCGTCAATATCGCAATCCCTTCGAATAATGATGATGACGATCGCCCTTTGCTTAAGGCTCAGCGTAAGGAGCTGAATAGCTTGGTTGCTGCTATTGCAGAAGCTAGCAATACTGAAGCGTTTATTATTTGGCAAAAAGTACATGCGGAGATTGGTGTAGCTGGTATTGATGATATGACAGTAAATCAATATAAAACAGCGGAGAGTTTTCTGCATGCAATGCTTGAGCGATGTAAAGATCATGATGCCTGTAAGGCTCTTGTAAGTTTATTACTACGTAACAGTGAAGACTGTGGACTTCGACAAAAACTTCTGCGGTATTGCCATATCAATTTCGGTACAGGACGTTTAAACGATCTTACTCGTTCTCAGTTACAGTCTGCATTGTCGTGGTTAGAGCAACAATCGGCATCAAGCCACACAGAGAGTTCGACCTTACCAGAAGTCCGACTTCGTGCTTCAGAATTAATCCGACTTTATCCAAAAGAAATAATATTCTTTATCTGCGTAGGGGTTTTGGTAGGCGGTGTCATTTCTAGGGCGTTTTTTAATTTGTAATCTTACTTGAGCTAAATTGAGGTAATGATATGAAAGTAAAAAAGGTTCAACTATTAGTTACTTTTTTATCTATGTTTTCTTTTTCCGCCGTCGCAATGCCTTTTAAAACTATTGAACGTGAGAGTTTCAATGGGGTATGGCCATTTAATACTGATGAGGTTCAATTACAGTGTCTTGATGGTAATCCTTATGTGATGAATTTTGACGATAATAAGTTATATGCACTTACAGGTTTGGCTCGAATAAAAGGTAAAACATTTGGTGCGTTACCGTTAGATAACAATAATCCATTTTGGCTAGATAATGATGCCGCCCCAGGGTTAAAAAAGAGCCTAGGGGATGTCACTAAGGCTGCATTTGATTTATGTGATAAGTAACTAAAATGTCGGTTCGTAAGATTCCATCAGGTAAATGGCTTTGCGAATGTTATCCCTACGGGGCATCGGGAAAACGCATTCGTAAACAGTTTGCGACAAAAAGTGAGGCGCTCTCTTATGAGCGCCGTTTAATGAATAGTAGAGTTGGAGACGAGTTTCAAGATGGTTCTGGTCCTCGTCTTTCTGAGTTGATTGCTCGTTGGTTTGAGATGTACGGTAAAACCTTGTCCTCTGGTGCAGAGCGCAAAGTCAAACTTGAGGCGATTTGTTCCAGGCTGGGAGATCCATTTGCTTCTCAGTTTGACAAAAATATGTTTGCCACTTATCGGGAAAGAAGGCTATCAGGAGAATGGAATCCCAAGGGGAAGAAAAAACTTAGTGAAGCAACCGTTAATCGCGAGCAGTCATATCTACATGCTGTTTTTGCCGAACTGAAGCGCCTTGGGGAGTGGTCTGGTGAAAACCCCCTGACTGGTATTCGCAAGTTTCGTGAGGAAGAAAAGGAACTGGCGTTTCTGTATGTAGATGAGATTGAACGCCTTCTGATTGCGTGTGATGAGTCACGGAATAAAGATTTGGGGGTTGTTGTCCGTATTGGGCTTGCGACTGGTGCTCGGTGGAGTGAAGCAGAAGGATTAAAGCAATCTCAAGTACTGCCCGGTCGAATCACATTTGTTAAAACTAAAGGAAAGAAGAACCGCACTGTACCGATTTCACCTCAATTGCAGGCTATGCTTCCCAAAAAACGAGGAGCGCTATTTTCACCATGTTATGAGGCTTTTGACGCTGCAATTAAGAGAGCGAAGATCGAGCTTCCTGATGGGCAATTAACTCATGTGCTACGTCACACGTTTGCCAGTCATTTTATGATGCGGGGCGGAAATATTCTTGTGTTGCAAAAAATACTGGGGCATAGCGATATAAAAATGACTATGCGTTATGCGCATTTTGCTCCAGGTCATTTAGAGGCTGCTGTTGAATTGAACCCTTTTGACAATAGAGGGTAA